GTTGCGCCGATCGCGTCGCACAGCGCCGCCACGCGCCAGGCGGTGTTCTTCATGACCGGCATGTGATCCCACATGGGGCAGCCGTCGTACTTGGCATGCTTGGGCTTCCAGCTGCCGTCCAGTGTCAGAGTCGTCGTCAGCTTGGGGTTGCCGCCGCTCGACTCCCCCTGCTTCATCGACTTGATCTCAAACCGGTAAAGCCCGGACGGCGGAACTTCGCCGTCATAAGGCTTGAACTGGCTCCGTTCCGCTCCGTCGATGTCCGCTGCGGTGAGGGCTTCATCTCCTGTTCCCCACTTCGCCTTCGGCATTCTCGACTCCTTCTGTTGTTACTTCCGGCGTGCGGGTGCACGTCGGGTTGTCGGCTTACGGGTGACCGTAGCCGACTCCTCCACGACCGCTTGTGGAAGCGGAGGAGAGTTGTTGGGCTTGCTGCTATCGATGATGTCGATGATCTCCTTCATCGACAAGTCATCAGTGTACGTCCCGAGCGCATCAAACTGGTCCTTGGCGAAGTAGTTCGTCTCCGCGTCCGGGTCACGGTAGTGCCGCCAGAGGATACGCCTGACCTGAACTACCTCCGTGCCGGTCTTCCGCACCCGTGGGCTCATGTAGCCAACCGCGTGCATCAGACCGCAGATATAGTTGGAAACCTCGTACCCCTTGCCCTGGATGGAAGGGTACACCACGCGCTCACCGTCGTCATTCTCCGGCCGCATAGCGTGCGCGGTGAAGAGGACGTTGGCGGGAACGTCGATCAGCCGGGCAACCCAGCTCTTGGTGAAGTTCTGGGCGTTGAAGTAGTCCGGCTTGTCGGGAAGGTTCCGGTGTGCGCGCTTGGCTGGATTGGCGTCGAATGCCTCGGCCGCATACGAGAGCAGGAACTTGTTCTGCATCGTGCCCAAGCCGTCGACCACGATCCAGTCGAATTTCTGTGCCCCACCCTGTTCCAGCCAGGCGGCTGCGGCAACCGCCGTCGCAGTGTCCGGAATGATCCTGACCCGACCCTGCGCACCTTGCCTTGCGGCGCTGATGTACCCCGGCTCCCCGGCCAGGAACAGCACCCTGCCGGGGCAGGTACCGGCCAGCACAGTCTTCCCCACGCCGGAGTCGCCGTACACGAAGATGTTCTTGTACTCCGTCGCCCCATCCAAGTCGAACATGCCCTGTTCGAACTCAGAGATGGTCATCGACGCTCGTTCCGTCGCCACGTCAGACCTCCGACTTCTTAGCCGGAGCCTTGGCAGCGTTGATGACGATAACCGCGAAGACCATCGCGAGGAACATCAGCAGCACGATCTGCCAGAAGAGGAGCCAGGGCATTACTCCGCGCTCCACTTCGGCTGAACGTTGTGCTTCACGAGGTCAGCGTGCAGCGCACGGAGACGCGCCGGACCGATGCCGGGGATGTCGAGGAGTTCCGAGCGCTTCCGGTTCACGAGATCCCAGACGCTCTTGATGCGGAGGCCACGCGACGTAGCGATCATCGCATAACCGGCCGCAGCCTTCGGCTCCGTAGCCGTCGCGGAGGCGAGGCTGATCAGCTTGGTCTTCTGCAGTGCGGACTTGAGACGGAGGTCAGCCATCCACATCCGGAAGTGCGGAGTGGTACCGGTGGGGATCCCGGAGCGGAACCGCGCGTGCGGGCTGCTGCCGGGAGTCCTGACGTGCTCCGCCTGGACCATCTTCATCTTGGGCGAGGTGCGCCGGTTCGCCTTGCGATCCGTTGCGCCCACCACGTGCTTTGTTTCGTGCGCCTTCACTTTGGTCCTCCCTGGGGACGTGTGATTGCTGAAATGAACCTTACTCCGGAAGGAAACTGCGTCTAGTCTGTGGTATTACTCCTCAGTAGACTTGCGGTGATCCGCGTAGGGATCTGCTACGCGGTAGGCGATTCGCTTGAAGTCTCCCCAGTCTCCTCCGCGCTCCTGCAGCTCACACATGGCGTAGAAGTCGCAATCCCAGGAGCAGTCTTTGGTGGGATTCTTAGTCGGTGTTACGGTTCCGTCACGGAGGAGCTGCATCTGCACCGCTTCATCCTGGATCCGGCGGAGCTGCGTCCGACGCTCGGCGGCAGTCCGGTTCACCGTCTCGCGCACAAACAGGGGGCCAGGCTGGACCTTCGAACGCTCGCCGAGCACCGTCAAGCCCATCTTGTTGGCGATATCCCCAAGCATAGCAAGGGTTTCCTTGCCGGTCACCGGAGGACCTAGCCAGGAACCGGACGGACCAGGCGCGGGCATCTTCATCCGCTCCGCGTTGATCGCGGCGATGAAGTCTGCCTTTACAGGCTTGTTGCAGGCATAGCCTTCGGCGTCCCTAGGGCGTTCGTCGGGCAGCGCCTTGCGAAGGAAGTTGTACTCAATCCCGTGGATCCGCTCCTTGGGCCCCAGCAATCCGAGCTTCCGCAGCACCATCGACGCAATCGCCCAGTAACTACCGGCCTGATCGTCCAGCGGCAGGTGCGTGGTGACGATGGCCTTCGCCGTTTTGGTCTCCAGCAACTTGATCTTCGAAGTCGTCAAGTCGCGATAGACCCCATCCCAGGTACCGCGATAGAGCGCCATGATGTCGCCAGGCTCTACAATGTACGCCTTCTGGCGCGTATTGTCGGGCCAAGGGATATCGAGGCCGAATGGATGCTCAGCCTGAATGATGTCCATATGGTCATCATTCCCGTAATGCCGGACGTATCCCTCCAACATCTTGACTCCAAGATCCAGGCCCTCCTCGAATTGTGCCACGGCCTCTTCGGTGGCATCAGCGGTCTTGATGGAGTAGATGCCATCCTTGGCGAACTCCGCGAAAGTCTCCGCCGGATGCACACCACGCTTCGTACCGGGGATGTACCATTCAGCCAGCCCGAGGTGCACGCCGGTACCGAACCACAGGGGAGTCTTCTCATGACCGCGAGGCTTCAGCCCCTCGCGGTAGTGCCACCACCAACGAGCCTGGCAGCGCTTGAAGTCGCGACGCTCTGATGTGCGGATGATCGGAAGGCTCATTTGAACAGCCCTACGCCCACCAGGACGGCTCCGGAGGCCGTCAGGCATACTCCGCCCAGGGTCAGCAGCAGCCGAGCCCAGAGCGGCCCAATAAGGGCCGTCTTTGTGGGGCTGTTGCTCGGCGCTGGCAGGCCGTGCTCGGTGAGAAGGATCTCAAGGCTCGTGAGAGTCTCATCCATCGTTGGTCCCTTCGGCGAATCAGATACGTGGGGCGACCAGGAATCGAACCTGGGTCCGAGCGTTGCCGCTGCTCTGCCACTGAGTTACCGCCCCAAAGCCCAGGCCGCGCTGGTCGTAACCTCAGCGCGGCCTGGGGGTCCTGCTTAGAACGGAGCTTCGGTGGAGCTGCCGGCAGCGGCCTGCGCCGGAGCACGCCGTGCGGGCGCTCGGCGCGCCGGAGCACGCTTGACGGGAGCCGCAGCCGGAGCCTCCTCCGGCTCCTCCTGGACGGGGGCTGCCGCCGCAGCAGACTTCTTGGCCGGAGCCTTCTTGGCCGGGGCAGCCTTCGCCGGAGCCGCTGCCGGCACAGCCTTCTTGGCCGCCTTGGCAGGCTTGGTCGCCGGAGTCTCTTCGGCCGGAGTCTCCTGCTCCGCAGCGGCCTTGCGGGCCTCCCGCTCCTGGCGGGCCTGCTCGTTGGCGGCGCGGTTGAAGTCGGAAGCCTGGAACACCATGCGGGATGCCGTCGCGATCCGCACCCCCTCCTGGAAGGCTTCCAGCTTGGTCTTGGCAGCGCCGGGGTTGTAGCCGACCTCCTCCTGGATCCAGACAGCGAATCGCTCCTGGAGCGCCGTCGGTGCCTTGCCCAGGTATCCGCTGTAATCCGGCGCTTCCTGCTCGACGTCAGTCATTGGTTTTGATCTCCCTGATCGGTGACTGGGGCCTCGTTTGCCCCGTTAGGTTACTACTGCGGTCTGAATTGCCGAAAGGATTTGTTATCGACGGACTGTTATTGTGTTGAGCCGGATGCCACCGCGTGCTCGCGTCTCCTCATGGCGCTCCAGCTCCTCTTCCTGGACGCCAAGTTGCCACTTGCGCCCCAGTTCAAATCCGAACCAGAGCGCAACGCCAACGACGACAATCCAGACGAGAAGCACTAGCCGATCCATTCCCGTACGGCGGATGCCAGACCAAGGAGGCCGGATCCCCCGATGAGGATTGCCTTGGCCTTCTTGTTGTCGCTGCATCCGCTTGGCGGCTTCTTTCCGGTTCCACCTCCGCCAGCATGCGGCCTGCCTCCGCGAGCCTGGCTCGCAGACCTGTTGGAGGTGTGCCCGATCCTTCCGCCTCCGCCGACCTGTCCAGCCCGGCGGGGCTGCGGTACCTTTGCCATGCTTCTCCTACCTGTGGATTACAGACTTGGCGAAGTCCACCTTGTTCCGCGCTCCGTCCAGGAGCTTGGTTCCACGGCGCTTCGCCTCAGCGTTGTTGATTGCGATGCCGACTTCTACCGTGTCCAGCGATCGGAGGTAGTAGTACGACCGGGGCACAATCTTACGCTCCGGATTGCGGTTGTCGCTCCGGCCTTCCAGCTGCTGCTGCTCGTCGTCTACCCAAGTCTCATCAAGGATGAGCGTGACCTCCGCAGCGTCAAGCGTGATGGCGGATCCGCCTGCCTTGGTGTTGATGAAGATGAGGTCTAGGCCGGAGTCCATGTCCTCAAACTCCTCGATCACCTTCGGTCGCTGCGCGCCGGATACCTCGCCAGTGATCATCGCGGTCTTGATGCGGCTACGTCCAGAGCTGAACTCCTTCTCGACTCCGGCACGGAAAGCGTTGAGGAGCTTGGTGAACTGGGAGGCGACGATAACCTTGGTGGACGGCTTGTCAGGGAAGCCAGTCTCCCGCAGGAACTCCAGCAGCCATTCGAACTTGTTACCGT